GTGGTAGCATCACTGGTGGTACCCAACCTGGTGCAGATACTGCTACCAAGCAACTTGCAGCAATCGCGATTGCAGATTCTAGAAAAGATTGTATTGCTTTCTGCTCTCCATACAGAGATTTTGTTTCTCTAACTAGTGCAACTGCACAAAAAGATGCAATCCTCGCACACTACTCTTCTTTTCCAAGCAGTTCCTATTCTGTCTTAGATAGCGGTTATAAGTATATCTACGACCGTTTCAACGATGTTTATCGTTACATTCCATGCAACGGAGACATTGCTGGACTATGTGTCCAGACTTCACTAACAGCTGAAGATTGGTTTTCACCTGCTGGACTCCAAAGAGGAAACTTGAGAAATGCAATTAAACTTGCATACACTCCAACCAAAGCACACCGTGATGAGTTGTATCTCCAAAGAATCAATCCAATCACTTCATTCCCTGGACAAGGTATTGTCCTCTTCGGTGACAAGACTGCACAGTCTACTCCTAGTTCTTTCGACAGAATTAACGTCCGTCGTCTATTCCTCAACATCGAAAGAAGAGTCCAGGCAGCTGCTCGCGGTGTCCTATTTGAATTAAATGACACTACCACTAGAGGGTCATTCTTCTCCACTGTAAATGCTTACATGGAAGAAGTAAAGGCAAAGAGAGGTGTCACTGACTTCTTGGTCGTTTGTGACGAAAGCAATAACACTGCTGACGTTATTGACAGAAATGAGTTTGTTGCTGATATCTACTTGAAGCCATCAAGGTCGATTAACTACATCACCCTAAGTTTCATCGCAACTAAGACAGGTGTTTCCTTCCAGGAAGTCACAGGTCAAGTTTGATTTACAATTCACCAATTAATTACCGTAAGAGGATAAACTAAAATGGCAATTACATCTAATGTAAGCAACTTCTTAAATAATATCAAGCAGGGTGTAAAGAGTAATCTCTTCCTAGTTGAGTTTCAGTGGCCAAGCGTTGTTAGCGATGGTCCTGATAATGACTTAGCAAACATGCTTTGCAAGTCTGCTGCTCTTCCCGCATCAAACTTAGGTGTTATCGAAGTACCTTTCCGTGGTCGCACAGTAAAAATTGCTGGTGACCGCACCTTCGACACATGGACAGTTACTATCATCAATGATAGAAACTTCACCATCCGTCATGGTTTCGAGAGATGGATGGAAGCAATGAATACCCATGTGGGTAACACTGCTGACGCATTTATTCCAGACGGCGGTGGCACTGGTTTCCTTAAGGACTTGACTGTCAAGCAACTTGAGAGAGACTCGACCGATGAAGGTTCAGTGCTCAGAGAATACAAACTCTGGGGTTGTTTCCCAACTAACGTTTCTCAAATCGACGTTGCTTATGATAGCAATGACCAGATTGAGGACTTCACTGTTGAATTCCAGTTACAATACTGGCATGCAGTACAGGGACAAGCAGCCAGCGGCGGCGGAAGTATCGCAAAATAATCTCTATAAATAGAGGTATATAATGTGATATTCTAAAAAATGAGTCAACTTTTCGGATTTTCAATCAATGGGGCCGTCTCTAAACCCAAGGGACAGTCCCCGATTCCTCCGCAGCAAGACGATGGAGTAGCTACCGTAGCTGGTGGCTACTTTGGTCATTATGTGGATATCGAAGGAACAGCGCGTAATGAGTTTGACCTCATTAGGCGCTATCGTGATATGGCGCTACATCCAGAAGTTGATACTGCAATTGACGAAATTGTAAACGAAGCAATCGTTAGTAATGAAGACCAATCTGCTGTGCAGATTGAATTATCAAACCTAGAAGTAGGCGAACCTATTAAGAGAAAGATTCGCAAAGAGTTTGAGTATATTAAAAAACTTTTAAATTTTGATAAAAAAGCACACGAAATTTTCCGTAACTGGTATATCGACGGACGTGTCTATTATCACAAAGTAATTGACTTAGCAAATCCTGGTAAGGGTATCGTAGAATTAAGATACATCGACCCTCTAAAGATTAAAAAAGTCAAGCAAAGAATTCAAGACAGAGAAAAAAAAGCAGCGCAACAACTGGTAGATAGAAACGCAAATCCCCAGTCTGCAACTGCATATGACTTTGGTGAGTATCTAGAATACTACATGTATAATCCAAAAGGATTTATTTCTTTTGCTGGTGGTCCCGACCCCATGCAAGGTGGATTAAAGTTTGCTGCTGATGCTGTTACATTCGCACCTTGCGGATTGATGGATTTAAATAAGAAGATGAATCTAAGTTATCTTCACAAGTCAATCAAGGCACTCAATCAACTCAGGATGATTGAAGATTCTCTTGTTATCTATAGATTATCAAGAGCACCAGAACGTCGTATCTTTTACATTGATGTAGGCAACTTGCCTAAAGTAAAAGCAGAGCAATATCTCCGTGACGTTATGCAGAGATATCGTAACAAACTAGTGTATGACGCAAACACTGGTGAGATTCGTGATGATAAAAAGCATATGTCTATGCTTGAGGATTTCTGGTTACCTCGCCGTGAAGGTGGTAGAGGCACAGAAATTACTACACTTCCTGGTGGACAAAACTTAGGTGAATTGAAGGACGTTGAGTATTTTAAAAAGAAACTTTACAATTCACTCAACTTACCACCTTCACGTCTTACCGATGATAATAAAGGTTTTAATCTTGGTAAGACTACAGAAGTATTACGAGACGAATTAAAATTCAACAAATTTGTTGGAAGACTACGCAAGAAGTTTGCATACGTTTTCCACGATATGCTCAAGACTCAACTAGTCCTCAAGGGTGTGCTCACCCCAGAAGACTGGGAAGAGATGGAAGAAAATATTCAATATGACTTCCTATTTGACAATCATTTTTCTGAGTTACGCGATGCCGAGATTCTAAATACTCGCCTCGATATTCTAATGAAGTTAGACCAATTTGTTGGCAAATATTATTCTACAGAATATATAAGGAAAGAAGTCCTCAAGCAATCTGATATTGTTTACGAGGAAATGGATGTGCAGATGGCGGCAGATATTCAAAAAGGTATTGTCCCAGATCCTGTCCACACCAATGAAATGAATGCAAAGGTATTAGAAATGTCTGCTCAACCCCCTGAGGTACCAGCAGCACCTAGAAATAAAGATTCCGATAAATAATTATCACATACGTTTAAATTAAATGGATACTATTGACATTATTAATGCACTTGCTGCTGGCAATAAAATCGATGCGATGGACAAAATTAATGACCATCTATATGCGAAAGCATCAGATGCGATGAAAGGATATAAAGAAGTCCTAGCACAATCTTATTTCGCAGCTGCGGAAGAAGAAGAAGAGACTACTGTAGAAACACCCGAGGTTACAGAAGAATGAAATTAATCACCGAGAGTATTGAGGACGTTGAAGTCCTAGTAGAAGAATCTAACGGAAGGAAGAATCTCTACATTGAGGGTGTATTCCTTCAGGGCGACGTTAAAAATCGCAACGGTAGAATCTATCCTTTTTCCGTACTAGAGAAAGAGGTTGGTCGTTACAATGAGAGTTATGTCGTCACTGGTCGTGCTCTCGGTGAGTTGGGTCATCCCGATGGTCCTACTGTCAATCTCGACCGCGTTTCCCACAAAATCGTTTCTCTCAAATCCGAGGGTAGCAACTTTAGAGGTAAAGCTCAAATCCTATCAACACCTATGGGTAATATTGCTAAAAACCTTTTAGAGTCTGGCGTTAAACTTGGTGTTTCTTCTAGAGGCATGGGGTCCATCGATGAAAGAAATGGAGCAAGTTATGTCCGCGAAGATTTTATGCTAGCAACTGCTGCTGATATTGTTGCCGACCCATCCGCACCCGATGCCTTTGTAAATGGAATCATGGAAGGTAAAGAGTGGGTCTGGGATAATGGTATCTTAAAAGAATCAAAAGTTGATAAATACAAAAAGTATATTTCCGAAGCAACGCGGAAAAATATTGAAGAGAGGTCCCTCAAAGTCTTTGAGGACTTCATGCTTAATTTATAATTTTAATAAATAACTGTAGAATAAATGTTATAACTGTACAGGGAAAACCAAAATGTCAGATATGTTAAACGAAAAATTTGAGGAATTTATTGCAGAGTCAGGTCAAGACCCTATGCCTGGTGTTGGTGCTAGTGTAGTACCTGGTAACGCAATGTCTAGTGGTTTTATGCAACCATCAAGCACCCAGACAAACACTGCAGTAAACGCTAAGGCTGCTGGCAGAGATCCTATGCCAACAGTTTCACCTTCTGTGGTCCCTGGTCAGTCTGTAGAAAATAACGGTGGGCCCACCTACGAGAAACCTCAAGGTGAAGACGATCCTGGTGCAAAAGCTGCTAAGCATAATAAGAAAGTAGATGATGGTCACGTTACTCGTGACAAGCACCAAGATCCCGCGCCATCAGTTAAATCTTCAGGTTACCAAATTCCTGGTGGTCCTAACGACACCAAAGTATTTGGTATGGAAGAAATCGATTATTCCTCTGAAGAGGATATCGAAGCTCTAGTAGAAGGAGAAGTAATCTCAGAGACATTCAAAGATAAAGCAAAAACAATCTTTGAAGCTGCTGTAAAAGCAAAAATCAATGAGCAAGTATCTTCTATTCAAGAGCAGTATACTACCAAACTTTCAGAAGAAGTAGAAGCAATTAAAGTTTCTCTTTCCGAGAAAGTAGACGAGACACTTAACTATGCCATTCAAAATTGGTTGGAAGAAAATGTAGTTGCCATCGATTCAGGTCTTAAACTTGAAATCGCTGAAAACTTCATGTCTGGTCTTAAAACAGTCTTTGAAGAAAACTATCTTGATATTCCTGCAGACAAAGTTGATGTTGTCGAAGGTATTAATCAAGAGCTTTGTGAGATGGAACAGCGCCTTAACGAACAGGTTGAGCGCAACATTGAATTAAATAATCGCCTTTCTGGACACTCCAAGACAATCATCACGAAAGAGATGAGCGAAGGTCTTGCTGATACCCAGAAAGAAAAACTAGCTTCTCTTGCAGAAGGAGTAGAGTTTGTATCTGAAGATTCTTTCAGAACTCAACTCAAGACTCTTCGTGAGTCATACTTCCCTCAGCAAGTCGCTCCTAAAGCAGAAGTTACCGATGAAACTCCAGTAGAAGGTGAAGGCACTGATGTATCGGCTCACATGCAGTCATACATGGATGCAATTGCTCGCTGGAAGTGAAGTCTAAATAATTACGTCAACCCATTTTCCTAAAAAAACATTCGGAGTTAAAAATGTTTAACGCTCAAAATCTCCAGGAAAAGTGGGCACCTGTTCTTAACCATTCGGGTCTCTCTGAGATTTCCGATTCACATAGAAAGGCTGTTACCGCTGTTATCCTTGAGAATCAAGAAAAATTCATGCGCGAAGAGCGCGGCGTCCTTAACGAAGTTGCTGTAAACTTCGCTGGCGCATCCAACATGACTGGTGGAGCTGCATCGACTGGCGCTATCGCTGGTTTCGACCCTGTGCTCATCAGTCTAATCCGTCGTGCAATGCCTAACTTGGTTGCATATGACATCTGTGGTGTCCAGCCTATGTCTGGTCCTACAGGTCTCATCTTTGCAATGAAGGCGAAGTACGAGAATCAAGGCGGCGAAGAAGCACTATACAACGAGCCTGATGCAGGTTTCTCTGGTGGCTTTGATGCTACTAAGGGTGCTTATGATGTCCGTGGTCGCGATGGTGGACAAGGAGACATGGAGGGTAACAACCCTGCAGTCCTTAATGATTCCCCTGCTGGCAAATACGAACTAGGTAGCAAGCTTTCTCGCGCTGAGTCTGAAGAGTTGGGCGAAGCAGGTAAACTGTTCCGCGAGATGGCATTCAGCATCGAGAAGACCTCGGTGACTGCTAAGTCTAGAGCACTCAAGGCAGAATACACCCTAGAGCTTGCACAAGACCTTAAGGCCATTCATGGTCTTGACGCTGAGCAAGAGCTAGCAAACATTCTCTCCTCTGAGATTCTTGCTGAAATCAACCGCGAAATTCTTCGCACAGTATACGTCGTTGCTAAGCCTGGTGCTCAGCACAACGTTGCAACCCCTGGCACATTTGACCTTGATGTTGACTCCAACGGTCGTTGGATGGCAGAAAAATTCAAGGGTCTTCTATTCCAGATTGACCGCGATGCAAACGCAATCGCTCAGGAAACCCGTCGTGGTAAAGGCAACTTCATCATCTGCTCTGCAGACGTTGCTTCTGCTCTTAACCTCACTGGCGCTCTTGACTACGCTCCTGCTCTCAGCACTTCAATGAGTGTTGATGACACTGGTAACGTATTTGCTGGCACCCTCAACGGTCGTGTTAAGGTCTTCATCGATCCATTCGGTGGTCCTTCTTACACCCAGAGCACTGCTTCCAAGCACTACTACACCATGGGTTACAAGGGCACCTCGCCTTATGACGCAGGTCTCTTCTATTGCCCATATGTCCCCCTCCAGATGGTCCGCTCCATTGGTCAGGACACCTTCCAGCCCAAGATTGGCTTCAAGACCCGCTACGGCATGGTCGCAAACCCATTCGTAACTACAGACGGCAACTACGGTTCCGCACCTGCTGGCGAGGCAATGAATGCCAACACCAACCAGTACTACAGAAGAGTACAAATCAAAAACATCAACTGATATCAGTTGTTGGTTTTCCCCATCAGACCTCCCGAAATGGGGGTCTTTTTTTATGACCTAAATAAAAATAAAACAAAATGGCACAGAGTAAGTGGTATTCAGAGCAACCTAAGAATAGAAACTTTCTCGCTCCAGTCGGATTTCGATTAGACTTGGAGATATTTCCTGGCATAGAATTTTTCTGTCAACGTGCCAACATCCCTGACCTCACATTACCATTCACAGAAGTCCCGACCAGATTTAGGTCTTTCCCTATTGCAGCTGCTGGTGGTATTGAGACAGGTGATTTAAATGTTACTTTTATTATTGATGAAGACCTAGCAAACTATGCCAGCGTTTATAACTGGATTAGAAAAAATGGTCTTTATGAAGAGCATAGTAATGAAGAAGCACAATATTCCAATGCTAGATTAGAAATTACAACTAGTAATTATAATGTTGCTGCATACTGTAACTTCGACAATGTATTTCCTGTATCACTATCGGATGTCCAATTTGATGTCGGAGACCAAGACCAAGAATACTTTACTGCACAAGCGGTTTTTAAATACACCAGTTTTGAATTACGAAACACCTTAAATACTAAACTATGAAATTTGCTGAATTGAAAACCCTCTTTGATAATGTAAAAGCACAATGGCAAGAAGACTCACAAGTTGACTTCCAATTTAAAAACAAACAATACACAGAAGACCTAGCGCAGCTTTCGCTTAACATTCCTTATCAACATAATAAATACTTAAACTACTACAACGATTTCTCAACAGAAAAGAGTGCGTTGGAGTTTCAATACAGAATTAAAGTTAGAGAAAAAAGAGAGTATTACCAAGGAGAAGCAGACCCTGCAGTCTATAAAGAAAAACCTTTTGGGCAATCAATCAAAACATCTGAGAAGATGAAAGTCTATCTAGAATCAGATGAAGATTTAATTAACATTGAGATGAAGATAGAGTTTATTAGTAAGGCACTTTTCTACTTAGACCATATCTTAAAAATGGTATCAAATAGAAGTTTCCAAATTAAAAACGCTATCGAGTGGGAGAAATTTATTAACGGAAACTGAAATGTCTATTTCAATTAAGAAAAAAAATGAAGTCTTTATGACTATCAATGCGGATCCTGGTATCCACATGGAGTTATCTGACTACTTTAGCTTCGATGTGCCTAATGCAAAATTTATGCCACTCTATCGCAACAAAATGTGGGATGGTAAAATTCGTTTGTATTCTCCTGGCACGGGTGAATTGTATTGCGGTTTAGCAGACCATCTTAGAGAATGGGCATCGTTTAAAAATTATGATTTGTCTTTTGAAAGCAATGATTATTACGGTCACGTTGATGATAAAGACCCACTCGTCTCTCTTGAGGGTGTGAAATATTTTATGAATAAAATTTGTGTTAAGCACAAACCAAGAGACTATCAATACATGGCAGTTTACGAGGCATTAAAAAATCACCGTAAACTTTTGCTGTCTCCTACAGCATCTGGAAAGTCTCTGATGATTTATTCTTTGGTGCGTTATTATACTGGTCTACAGAAACGTATTCTTATTATTGTCCCCACAACATCTTTGGTGG